AAAGTACAACTTACACTAAGACAGAAGTTGATGCTGAAGTAACAGCAGCAGAAACTGCAGCTTCTTCAGCTTTAACGGCCCACGCTGATTTAACAAATAATCCTCATAGTGTTACTAAAACTCAAGTAGGATTAGGTAATGTTGAAGATAAATCAGCAGCAACTATTATTGGCGAGATAGTTGATTCAGATATACCAAGCACAATAACACGAGATAGCGAACTAAGTGCTCATACGTCTTTAACTAATAATCCTCACAGTGTTACTAAAACTCAAGTTGGATTGAGTAATGTTGATAACGAATCTAAAGCGGTCATGTTCACAGACCCGACATTTACTGGTAATCCACAATCAAACGCGGCACCAACTTCAAACGATCATTTAACAAATAAAACTTATGTAGATGCTCAAGTAGCAGGTGTAGTTGATTCTGCTCCAGCCGCATTAGATACTTTAAATGAATTGGCCGCCGCACTCGGCGATGATCAAAATTTTGCTACTACAACCGCTACGTCGATTGGAGAAAAATTAGCGAAGGCAAGTAATTTATCAGATTTAAATGATGATGCTACCGCAAGAACTAATTTAGGATTAGGTAATGTTGAAGATAAATCGGCTGCTACTATTATAAGTGAAATAGTTGATTCAGATATACCAAGCACAATCGCAAGAGATTCAGAACTAACAGCGCACACGTCCTTAACCAATAATCCTCATAGTGTTACTAAAACTCAAGTAGGATTAGGTAATGTTACGAATGAGTCGAAGTCTACAATGTTTGCAGGTGCTGTATTTACTGGTGATCTAACATCTGACACAGATACTTTATTTGTCGATTCAACAAATCATCGAGTTGGTATAGGAACTACATCGCCTGATACTACTCTGGATATGGATGGCCATTTTAGGTTATTAGTATCACCAGAAAATCGCGTCGATGGCCAGGCTTCAGCTTTAATTAAAGGTACAGGTGGACGCGCTGCAAATTTAAGAGTTGTAGGTCCAGTTACAGTAACACACGATTTATTTAAAAACAGTGGTGATACTGGTGGTTTTGCAGATAACTCAAATCACTTTCATACTGTACAAAAGATTAATCGTATTACTCAACAATCTGGATCGGGTACTCCTAATGAAAGAGTACAAGAACAATACTACGCTATTGAGAATAATAATCTTAAAAATAATAAAGCTGCATTTTGGAATTGGCACCGAGTGTCAAAAGAAGTTTCTAGTACTTCAGTAAGTTTAACAAATTTAGTTGGATGGGACGTTTCGGGCATTCAAGATAGCTCTAATCGAACTGCTACATCGCAAGTATTATTTCCAACAGGTGGTGCTGAAGCCACTACTTTTACTTTCGACACTGCTGGCAATAACCCATTTGCGTTAAACGACGTATTACGAATTACCGTTAATATAGATTTCGAAGGTGCAATTGTAGCAGCAACCAATTTTGCTAAAGTTACTGCAGTAAGTGGTACAACCGCAACCGTTGTTCTTTATGGCGGTAACTATAAAACAACTGACGAGGTTGCAGATGGAAATAGCCAGACTGCAGTCACTGCGGGGTTTTCTATTAAGAAAATTGATACAGCTCAATACATGCCACTTGCATCAGGCACTGGCATCGATGTATTGAGTGACTCTACTCGAACAACTACTACTGACACGTTTAAGATTACTTTTGCCAGCGCACACGGACTTGAATTAAACGACACAGTTTCAATTATCACAGATAACACTGGAGGATTTCAGGCTGCTGAAGTAGCATTCGTAAAAAGTGTAGGTTCTACTACAGAAGCAACATTTGTTTATGGCCGAGTCTTTGAACCAGCGAGTAGGTTAGCACTAAGTGATATTGGAAGTGGTTCGGTTGTTGGTATATTAAAAGGAACACTTGATGGTCTTCATAGATTTACTGCTGGTGACCAGTTAATGCACTTTAATGCAGATAACGAAGGCAGGTATAAGAGTTATCAAATAGGACCAGGTTCTGAAGTTGGTGCAGATTGTATTGCAATCGGTAAGAACGTTTATAATAAAGACGCTTCGACTATTAAGATTGGTTATGATAATGCAATGCTCGACGTACGGTCAGATGGCATTATAGTTGAAGGTACTGCCACTGCCGATACACCAACTGCAAGTACACATTTGACTACAAAGGCTTATGTCGATGCTCAAATAACAGGAGCAGGAACTTCAGCTTCTTCTGGATTAAGTGCTCATACATCTTTAACCAATAATCCACATAGTGTTACTAAAGCACAAGTTGGATTAGGTAGTGTTGAAGATAAATCGTCTGCCACAATACGTAGTGAAATAGTTGATTCAGATATACCAAACACAATAACACGAGATAGCGAACTAACTGCACATACTAGTTTAACTAACAATCCTCATAGCGTAACTAAGGCACAGGTTGGATTAACTAATGTAGAAGATAAGTCAGCTGCTACGATCATAGGAGAAATAGTTGATAGTGATATACCAAGTACTATAGCAAGAGATTCAGAACTAACAGCGCACACGTCCTTAACTAATAATCCCCATAGTGTAACAGCTGCTCAAGTAGGATTAGGTAATGTTGAAGATAAATCAGCAGCAACTATTATTGGCGAGATAGTTGATAGTGATATACCATCTACAATAACAAGAGACAGCGAATTAAGTGCTCATACGTCTTTAACTAATAATCCCCATAGCGTAACTGCGACTCAAGTTGGATTAGGTAGTGTTGAAGATAAATCTTCTGCCACAATACGTAGTGAAATAGTTGATGGTGATATACCAAGTACTATTACTCGAGATAGCGAACTAAGTGCACATACTAGTTTAACCGATAATCCTCATAGTGTAACGAGAGCACAACTAAACATTGATACAACCGATACTGTAACATTTGGTGGTGTAAATGTATCTACTGCTCCAACGTCTGGTAATCATCTCACAAATAAAACTTATGTAGATGCTCAAGTAGCAGGTGTAGTTGATTCAGCTCCAGCCGCATTAGATACTTTAAATGAATTGGCAGCAGCTTTAGGTGATGATGCTAGTTTTGCTACTACGACTGCTACGTCGATTGGAGAAAAATTAGCGAAGGCAAGTAACTTATTAGATTTAAATAATGTTGCTACCGCAAGAACTAATTTGGGACTAGGCACTGCAGCAACTACTGCTTCAAGTGATTATGCTCCTGCGGCGGGTTCTTCTAGTATTACAACTGTTGGAACTATAGGAACAGGAACGTGGCAAGGTACGGCGATTGCAGATGCTTATATTTCTAGTGCATCAACATGGAATGGAAAACAAGATGCTCTTACGTTTGGCACAGCAAGTGGTAATGCGCTCAAATCCGAAGAAGCATTAGCTGAAAACGATATCTTATTGGCGGGTGCTTCTAATGTTAAGGGAAGAACTTATTCAGAACTAAAAACCGATTTGGGATTAGGTAATGTTACAGACGAATCAAAGTCTACGATGTTTACTAATCCAGCATTTACAGGTACAATTAGTTCTAGTGGTTTATTAGACTTTGGTCATAGAACATCTAACGCTACAATTATTAGAGCTGAATCTGATGCTCATGATATAACATTAATACGTGCTGCTTCTAATTCGGATGCCGTAGGTGTTTCTTTAAAATATATCGGAAGTGGCAACGGTGATGAAAATATATTTGAAATCGTCACAGATGGAGGCGGATCGCTTAAAATAGATAATAGTGGTGATGTTGGTATTAATACTGCACCGGTTGATGGAATCGATTTAGCAGTTGGAACATTTACATCATCTGGCAATGTTGGTATTGGCACTAATACGACGAGTGAAGCATTAGATGTTGTCGGAAATATTACAGCAAGTGGAAGTGTAACTGGCGCTACATTAGCAGGAACTCTTTCAACAGCTGCTCAACCAAACATTACAAGTGTTGGTACTTTAACAGGTTTAACAGTTAGCGGAGCGGTAACTATTGATTCACAAACACTAACGGTCGATTCAACTAATGATAGAGTTGGTGTAGGAACTAACGCTCCAGGAGCACCATTACACATAAGAAAAAGTGTGAGCGGTGGCAATCTTGTTCGTCAGCTTCGACTAACTAATGACACTAACGCGCAAGGCACTGGTTCAGGTATAGCATTTAATAATGCTGATAACAGCGGGGAGGGTCATGGTGATTTTATCAATGCAGCCATAGATTCTGTCGATACTGAATCAGGACTGAGAAGTGGTAATCTAATATTCTCTACTCGACCTAATAATACTGGTGGTGATGCTGCTGTTATTGAAAGAATGCGTATTAACGCTACAGGCGAAGTTGGTATTGGTAAAACTGCTACTGCAGGAGTTGAATTAGATGTTAGTGGCGATATCGCTGCGAGTGGAAGTGTATCAACTAATACGGTATCAGCCCCAAGTAATAGTAATCTAAGTCTTAATGGAGGTGGCAATAACGTTAATATTACTAGCAATAACGTTATTATTAGTGGCTCCTCGGTTAGTGCCAATGCTGACAATCTAAGTTTAACTGAAAGCTTATTTAGTATAAGCGCTGCAAGCGGGAACTGCTTTAATGTAAGTGATGGTTCCAACGGCGTCGATTTTCTCAGTGGTAACATTACTACTGGTGTATTTAGTATAACAGGTAATTTAGTAACGACAAGCAATGTTGGTATAGGAGTTGCTGCTCCTACTGCAAGATTACACGTAAAAAATACAAGTTCAGGCAATGTTCTTCGTCAACTTCGATTACACAATGATTCGACCACTGCTGGTACTGGTACAGGTATAGCATTTACTAATAGCTCATCTGAAACTTTTGTTAACGCATCCATAGATTCTGTTAGAGATACTAGCACCGCAAATGGTAATCTAGTATTCTCTACTCGAGCAGATGCCGCTGCGAATGATGATAATGCTGTTGTTGAAAGAATGCGTATTAACCCAACAGGTGAAGTTGGTATTGGTAAGACTGCTACTACTGGAGTTGAATTAGATGTTAGTGGAGATATCGCTGCGAGTGGTAACTTAAGTATCGATACTAATATTTTAAAGGTTGATACAACGTTAAACAAAGTTGGTATTAAACATACACCTGTGGCTGCTTCGGCTGATTTACACGTAAATGGTTCGATGATAGTTGCCAGTGGCGTCGAAAAAGGTTTAAGCATTATTCCAGGTGCATATCAATATAGCATAGGCGATATAGATGGTGGAGAGAACGGAACTTATTTAGAAATAGATTCTACAAATGTATTTGCTAGATTGCATGGTGGAGGTCTTGCTATAGGTAAAGCTTTAACGACTGGAAAAACATTAGACGTTAACGGAGATGCATTAATGAATAGCTTAACAGTTGACGGTACTTTATCTGTACCTGGAGAGTTAAATACATCAACCGATATTGAGTGCACTGGTGGAGCTGGTATTAATGCAACTGGAACTATAGAAGCAAAGGGATATTCATTAAAGTCAACTTCTTTTACAGTTGTATCGACTACCTCTACACTTGCAGCATCTACGAATGGATTAACAGTGATATTACAAAACACTGGTCCTATCACTATCACACTTCCAACATTGGCAGCTGGTCATGTAACAACATTTATATCAGAAACTATTCACGGAGTTACATTTGTTGGTGCTACAGGAATTACGGTGAATTCGTTTCAAGGAGCTAATACTACTGCCGGACAATTTGCTCAATGTCAAGTAATATACAAAACAACTACAGCCGCATTCCTTGGAGGTAATCTTACATGAGTTTTTTACCAAATATAAGTCCAGGCAACGTTAGACAAAGACTACCATCGTCATTCGTATATGATAACGATCTTAGATGGGAACGCCCCACAGAGTGGCTTGACTTAGGGATAATCTCTGCTTATGGAACCGACACAGTTCCAGAAAAAGTTAAAGGCTTGGCAGCAGTTTATCCTAATGATGTAGCTCCTGCTCACAACTATGTAGCCTTTCACTTCGATACTACTGATGATTCAACTATTCTTGTAGATTGGGGTGACGGCAACCCAGCAGAAACGACTCACGAATCTAATTTTCGTAGTGATACAAATGACTACTCTATAAGCTCACACGGAAGTGTATCAAGAGTAGCATCGCACAATGGCGAATCCGATGTTTTGCTTTATCAATCTAGCAGTGGTCGAGATGGAATTAGAAATCTCGATGCGCACATAACTCCTGGTAATGCTTACACACTTACCTTTGACTATTATGCTGATTCTTCGTTTAGCGGTGTTTGGGGAGTTGAATACGCGTATGCGAACAGAATTAGTATTGCTAGTAATTTTCCTACTATTGTGACAGGCGCGTGGACTTCAGTCTCTTTGACCATACCAGCGACTCGGCCATCAACTAGTTCAATCTCGCGAGTAGAAATACGACCTCAAGCTGATGCAAATAGTGTTTATGCTAACATCGCGACTGGTGATCAAATTGGATTTAAAAATATAAAAGTTGTAGCGGACAATTCTGGCTCTGGTTATTACTATAAAGAAAATGTTGATAATCATCACGTTTATGACTATGACGCAATAACATCAAATACCACTACAGCCAAAACGACTCCATTCAGAGGATACAGACAAGCAATATTCGAAGTTACACTAACTGGCTCTGCTGAGTTTAGTCAAATAAATTTCGATGTTGATGGCCCATTTACAACTCAGGCCAATTATCTTTATAGAAGAGGATCGTCAATATTAGATCTATTTGTAAGTACAAGTAATGCCACTAATATCGCTATAAGCGACAACAGACCTCTTACTATATGTGAACAGATAGAACTTAGAAACACAAGCTCAAACAGATTAACGGGCCCTGCAAATATTTATAACGGCGCCAAGTGTTTGCAATCAATACCGTTTGTCCCGTGGGTTTACAATGCTGGATCGAGAAGTTATCTTTATGTTTTTGCAAATTGCGCTTCATTAAAATTTTTGCCAGATGATTTTGCTAGCGATGATAAGTACTGGTTTAAAAATTCTACCACCTTTAAACAAGCCTTTGATGGTTGCGTTAGCTTACAATATATTCCAGAAGGTGCATTTGGCAGTTCTGAACAAGCTAGTTGCGTCGAATTCTATTTGATGTTTAGGGATTGTCGATCATTAAGATATATTCCATACTTAGGAGTAAGAACTGGCTCTGGCACAGACACGCGACTCGATTATGTATTTACTAATTGCTATGAGCTACAAAAAATACCAGAAGGATTTTCTATTCAAAGAGCGAATTCAAATGATATTGATCGGCTTTTTTATGCCTGCAGAAGCGTTACAGATTGGTCTTCTATTTTTGATGGTACCACAGATGTGATAGGAAATATGAATTTATCTAGCGGTATTCATATTGAGCAAACCTTTAGCTATTGGATACGGATGGAAGAATTTCCATATGTAGGGCAGTTTACAAAATGCGACAACGCAGAAAGCGCCTTTAACGGTTGCACTAAAATAAAACGGTTTAACTCTCAGTACGATCATTTGGACTTTTCTAACATCACAATGCTCGAAACCGCTTTTAACGGTTGTTATAATTTAGAAGAATTACCAGAGATAAAGGTTAGGTCTTTAACAACTAATAATGCGCTGTTTAGCACATTTTATGGATGTAGGAAATTAAGAAAAATTAAATTTACTGGAATGATAGCTGGGCCAGGAAACGGAGAATATTATAGGCTATTTTATACTAACTACTCTCTTACTACCATTGATGGAATAGATTTTTCATTTGCTACAGAGACGAGCGATTATTATCAAACGTTTCATTTGTGCAAAGATATTAATGCCATAAGATTTCCTGGCACATTTAGAGCTGGTTATGCAAGCCCAAGAATAAACGTAACTGTTGCGAACAATGCTAACATAAGCGGAGAGTATCATATAACTGCCGATGGCACTGGCTATGATCAAGCGAGTGGCAATGGTGAATTAAGAGTTGCTGAAAGCGGCGGTAATTATACGTGGACAATTAAAGATAGTTCTGATGATACACCAACTGAAAATTCAACAGCGGCGTCAACCACCCAATTTACTCCTTGGTCAGCAGACTGGTCGGGCGCAACAAACGCTGTGACATTCTCAGAGGTTATGACAGGATTTAAATATACTGTATCAGGAAACTCTGGTGATGGCTTACGCTATAGTCCTATTAAACGCACACAGATGCTAGAAATTTTTAATCAGTTACACACAGTAAGCTATAGCGCTACACTCGATGTAAGAAACAACACTTATACTGCAGATTTGACTGCTGCAGATAAAGCGATAGCAACAGATAAAGGTTGGACTTTATCGGTATCATACTAATATAACATTATGGAAGAAGAAAAAGGATTTTACAAACTAGAAGTAGGCACCAAAAAAACAGTAATGATTCATGGAATACACCTACTCAATAAGAACTACACATTACATATATCTCAAAAGGATACATATACATATCCAGTCGATGGTTGGTCTTATTTTGACACTTTATCGGAAGCTTGTGCGTTTTTTAATGTAAACGAAGAAGAACATAGAGAATATTTGTTTCCTACTGATTTACTTCCTACTGAAGAAATGTTATAAATAGAATTATGGCAATACCAAATACAAGACAAAAATTAATAGACTATTGCTTAAGAGCTTTAGGCCACCCAGTAATTGAGATTAATGTTGACGAAGATCAAATGGAAGATCGTGTCGATGAAGCTATTCAATATTATCAAGAATATCATGGTGATGCTGTTGTTCGCAATTTACGTAAACATCCAGTAACACAAGATGATATCGATAACGGCTATATTAGTATAGAAAACAATCAAAATATTCTTTCAATTAATAATGTTTTTCATACAGATAATGTAAACTCTGGAACAAATATGTTCTCAGTAGATTATCAAATGCATTTAAATGATTTATTTGATTTGAGTAATCCTTCAGGTGGTATCATAAATTATGAAATGACTAAACAATATTTGTCATTAATAGAAAGAAACATTAATGGTACTTATGAAATTATTGAATGGTCACGCCATAAAAACCGAGTTAACTTTCTTTCTAAAGATACTTTAAAAGATATGGAAGGAAAGTATGTCGTGTTTGACGCGTATGAAGTGATTGATCCTGTAACATATATTGATGTTTATAACGACGCGTTTTTAAAGAAATATACAACCGCACTATTTAAAAGACAATGGGGATTAAATTTAATTAAGTTTGAAGGAATGACTTTACCTGGTGGTGTAACGTTAAATGGTCGTCAAATATTTGATGATGCTAAAGAAGAAATACAACAATTAGAAGAGCAAATGCAATTAAAACACGAAATGCCGCCTTTAGATTTTATCGGTTAAATATATTATGCCAAGGAATGTATATTTTAGTCAAGGAGCTACACCAGAAAAAAGACTTTATGAGGATATTACTATAGAGGCTCTGAAGATATATGGACATGATGTTTATTATATTCCTCGTACAATAGTAAATACCGATTCGATATTCAACGAGGATGCGTTAAGTAAATTCGGTGAAGCATTTCAAATTGAAATGTATCTTGAAAACACTGATGGTTTTGAAGGTGATGGCGATTTACTTTCTAAATTCGGTGTAGAAATACGCGATTCAATGACTATGGTCTTAGCCACAAGACGGTGGGAAGAACTTATTGGTAGATTCCAGTCAACTGCAGAAGCACGCCCGCAAGAAGGTGATTTAATTTATTTTCCATTAGTAAAAGGATTATTCCAAATCACCTATGTAGAAGATGATAATCCGTTTTATCAATTATCTAATCTTCCAACATTCAAGTTAACCTGTGAATTGTTCGAATACGGCAATGAAGCGATTGATACTGGTGTTGCAGAAGTGGATGACTTTGAAACAAAGTATGCTTCTCGCACAAAACTAACTTTAGGCAGTGGTGGTGGAACATATAATAGAGGAGAAGATGTTACACAAACAAATGGTTCACTGACAATAACTGGAGAAGTTTCGGTTGTAGGAACTGGAGAAATTGATGTTTCAAGTGCGGTTGCAAGTGATGGTACAAACACAGGATTTGCTATTACTGCTGGAAGTGTCGGTAACGTTATTGGTTCTGATTCAGGTGCTTCATACGAAGTTACGGCAATTGGAGGATTTAACGAGATAGATGATAATGATCCATATGCAGAAAACATAGATTTTGAAACAATTGGAAATAACTTTATAGACTTTACTGAAACTAATCCATTTGGAGAACCAGATATAACAAGTTAATATTATGTTTAGCGGAACACACTTCTATAATCAAACAATGAAGAAAGCAGTTGCTGTTTTTGGAACAATCTTTAATAACATAAAGGTTGTAAGACTAGGAACTACTGAAGAGCGTGTGCCTATTGCTTATGGACCACGAAAAAAGTTTCTTGCGCGTATTCAGGCTGACACTGTTGCAGCTACTGATAAATCGATTGCAATTAAATTGCCAAGGATGAGTTTTGAAATTACTGATATTAGTTTTGATTCTGCTACAAAATTAAATAGATTAAATAAAAGAGTTTTTCCAGTTGCTGGAGAAACAGCAAAGTCTAATGTTATTTTTCAAAGTGTGCCTTATACGATAAGTATGCAATTAAGTATATATGCCAAAAATCAGGATGATGCGCTTCAAATCTTTGAACAAATACTACCAACCTTTACACCTGAGTACACAGTTACTATAAAGGATATGGAGGGGCCGGGATCACTAACTGATGTGCCCATTGTTTTAACTGGCACATCGATACAAGATGATTACGAAGGCGACTTTCAAACTAGAAGAACAATAATATACTCACTTGATTTTAGTATGAAAGTCAGGTTTACTGGTAGCGTAACAGAGGGTAAGATCATTCGTCAAGTAGACACACATTTTTATAGTGATACTGAAAATCGCGCAGCGCTTCGAGCTGCTAATCCTAAAGGTGAAGAAAACGTACGTGTAAAAGTCGCAGATAGCGATGAACCACCTATAGATCCTTCAGATACAATCACTACCACATTTGGATTTTAATCATGGCTAAAAATGAAATACTTAATGCACTCGAAAAAAATCTCGATATCATAGAAAAACCTAAGACTGAAGTTGATAAAGGTCAAATCATAAGTGATACTGAAACTGATGTCGAGTATTCACGAGAAAAAATGAAAGAATTGATCGATCAGTCGTCAGAGGCGATCAATCAAATGATGGCACTTGCTTCCGAGTCAGAACATCCTCGTGCGTTTGAGGTTCTATCGAATATGATTAAAGATGCAAGTAATATGACACAGGACTTAGTCAAATTGCAAAAAGTTCGTAAAGATATAACACAAGAAAAGCAAAGAGCTAATGCCGCTGAAACTACTAATAATTCTATTTTCGTAGGATCAACTGCAGAGCTTCAAAAATTTTTACATAATAAAAATATAAAGAACATAACAGATTAATATATATTATGGCAGGTGATGGATACATGGGTAATGCCCTTGTGAAAGGTGATGGTGTTAACCAGAATTTCACAAAAGAAGAGATAGAAGAATACATGAAGTGTATGAGTAGTCCTATGTATTTTGCAGAAAAATACATTAAGGTGATTGCACCAAGTAAAGGATTAGTAGAATTCAATCCCTATCCTTATCAAAAGAAACTTTTTAAAACCTTTAACGAAAATAGGTTTAATATAGTTTTAGCTTGTCGACAATCAGGTAAATCTATTACCACGGTCATTTATATTCTATGGTACGCGATTTTTAATCCTGAAAAAACTATAGCGATACTTGCAAATAAAGGTGCAACTGCAAGAGAAATGCTAGGAAGAATTACTTTAGCACTTGAGAATTTGCCTTTCTTTTTGCAGCCAGGTTGTAAAGAGTTAAATAAAGGTAATATTACATTTGCAAATAACGCAAAAATTGTAGCGGCAGCGACATCTGGAAGTTCTATTCGTGGTCTTTCAATTGACTTACTTTTCCTTGACGAGTTTGCTTTTGTCGAAAGAGACGCAGAGTTTTACACATCTACATACCCTGTGATTTCAGCAGGTGATGAAACAAAGGTTATTATTACATCTACCGCGAATGGTGTAGGTAATATGTTTTATAGAATCTGGGAAGGGTCACAGAAAAATATAAACGAGTTTAAGTCTTCACGAGTTGATTGGTTCGATGTTCCAGGAAGAGATGAAGCTTGGAAAAAACAAACAATTGCTAATACGTCAGAGTTGCAGTTCGAACAAGAGTACGGGAATAACTTTTTAGGAACAGCCAATACGTTAATATCATCTAACTGTCTGTTATCTTTAAATCCAGAAAGACCTGTTGCTATTAATGATAGTATGATATACTATGAAAAGCCAATAGAAGATCACACCTATGTTATGACCGTAGACGTATCAAAAGGGCGTGGCCAAGATTATTCAACCTTTAACATAATTGATATCACTGATGGTAGATTTGAACAGGTAGCTACATATCGAGATAATTTAATATCGCCTATGATCTTTTCTGATGTTATAGTGAAAGCTGCACGACAATATAACGAAGCATTGGTTGTTATAGAAAATAACGATGTTGGACAGGTTGTATGTAACGATATATACTACGAATATGAATATGAAAATACATTCGTAGAATCGTCGGTGAAAAAAGGTGGAGTTGGTGTCACAATGACTAAAAGAGTAAAACGTATTGGCTGTTCTAATTTGAAAGACTTAATCGAATTAGGTAAACTTAAAATCGCAGATGCCGAAACAATTTCTGAACTTTCTACATTTGAAATAAGAGGTTCATCGTACGAAGCTACACAAGGAAATCATGACGACTTGGTTATGAATTTAGTTTTGTTTGCGTGGTTTGTATCGTCAGACGCCTTTGGTAATATATCAACTATTGATCTAAAAGAAATGTTGTTTTCTGAAAAAATGCGTCAGATCGAAGATGATGTTCCGCCATTTGGTATTATAAATGATGGTAAGAATTATGGCACAGTTTATGATAAGATGAAGAATGATATAGAGGACTGGAACAAACTCTAAAACTGCAAAGTTATAAATAGAACTATTGAAAAAACTCTTATTATGATTCACTTATTAATTAAAACAACATTGAAAGGAAAACAAACATGGGATTCTTAGTATCACCAGGAGTCGAGGTAAATGAAATCGACTTAACAAATGTGATCCCAGCGGTTTCTACCTCTATTGGTGGATACGCCGGTCACTTTAACTGGGGACCTTCCGGAGAATTGATTAACATCAGTTCTGAGAAAGATCTCCAAGCAAACTTTGGTACACCTGACGCCGCACACTCTGTGTCGTTCTTGGTTGCTGCAAGTTTTTTAAAATACGGAAACTTTTTAAAGGTTTCTCGCGCAGTCAATACTGCTGATAGGAATGCGGTTGCAGGTAACGAAACTAAAGTTGTACCTGCCAATCCAATTGGCAATCTTGAAGCGTTCGAAAACTTAACAACGGCTGATTCACCAGCATCTGCATTGAACGAGGATGAGTATTTTGTCGCTCGTTGCCCAGGCGCTTATGGTAATAGTCTTCAAGTTATTGTTGGACACACAGACTCAACAAATGATAACATCAAAGATAACTTTGATTATCTTCCTAATACACAAGGTGCAGGTAATGACTCTCCACAAGATGAAGGAACTGATGGCGGTGCCGCACTTGGCTATAATAACGATGAAATTCACGTTCTCGTTATTGACAAAGGTGGTTTATTGACAGGTATTAGAGGAACAATTCTTGAAAAATTCCAAGGGTTATCTCTTATTCCTGGCGCGAAAACCGACACTGGTGCAACAAATTACTTCGTAGATGTAATTAACGCTGGTTCACAATACATTTTTGCAAATTCGCTTGATTATATATTCGACTTGGGCACTAGTGTTTCTCCATTTACGGGAGCAGTATCAATTATCGAAGACACTGATGGTAATAGTCCAGAAACGTTTACTAAGAGGCTTACTAACGGTACACTTGATGTTTCCTTTAGTGGCGGTGTAAGCACTGCTGCTGCTACTACAACTGAAGTTGTAACTGCTCTTGGATTATTCACTGATACTGAATCTGTAGATGTTAACTTGCTTTTCGCAAGTCCATTGGCAACTGCAACTAATCAGCAAACAATTGAAAACGAAGTACTAGCAATTGTTGCAGCTCGTAAAGATTGTCTTGGTTGTGGTTCAGCGCCGATTGATCTACACACAAAAGCGAGTGACTCGGATAAGCGAACTCATATCACTGGTAACGTTCCAACTACAAAATCAAATTACTTTACGACAACAGGTTCTACCGTGTATGTCTATAATAAGTATCTTGATCGTTATGATTGGATTACAACTAGCGGTTATATTGCTGGTCTTTGTGCTAACACAGACGATGTAGCAGAACCTTGGTTCTCGCCTGCTGGTTTTAATCGTGGCCAAATCCTTGGTGCAGCTAAATTGGGTTTTAATCCTAAACAAGCTGATCGCGATGCTTTATACAAACTAGCGATTAATCCTATCACTAATTTCCCAGGACAAGGAATTGTACTCTTTGGTGATAAGACCTTCACAATGAAACCTTCTGCATTCGATCGTATTAATGTACGCCGCTTGTTCATGGTTCTTGAAAAGGCAATTGCTACCGCGGCTAAATTCCAATTGTTCGAATTGAACGACGAATTTACTCGTGCGATGTTCAGAAATATGACAGAGCCTTTCCTACGGGATGTTAAAGGTCGTCGTGGTGTTACTGACTTCTTAGTTGTATGTGATGAAACGAATAACACAGGAAACATTATTGACACCAACCGCTTTGTGGCTGATATCTATATCAAACCTGCTCGTTCGATTAATTTCATTACTCTTAACTTCATTGCAACCCGCACTGGCGTTGAGTTCTCTGAAATTGTTGGCACTAACTAATATAAATAATATAAGAAAGGATAAACAATTATGGCAACTTTAGGAGTAGATGATTTTAAATCAAAATTAATCGGTGGGGGCGCACGTCCTAACCTTTTCAAAGCAATCGTTAACTTTCCAGCATACGCTGGAGGTGATACCGAACTTACATCTTTTATGTGTAAAGGTGCGCAGCTACCTGGCAGCGTTATCGCACAACTTGATGTACCATTCCGTGGCCGTCAGTTGAAAATTGCTGGTGACCGTACATTCGAAAACTGGTCAATCACAGTTATCAATGACACCGGTATGGAAATTCGTAACGCTATGGAACGCTGGATGAATGGAATGAATGAGCACGTGAACAACACTGGCTTATCCAATCCTACAGACTATCAAGCAGATATGGCAGTTGAACAACTCGATAAAGGAGGAAACGTTACTAAGGCATACACTATTCGTGGTGCATATCCAGTTAATGTTTCTGCAATCGACTTGAGTTATGATTCAAACGATGCAATTGAAGAATTCACAGTTGAACTGGCTTACCAATATTGGGAGTCTGGTACAACTTCATAGTTTTAATTAACAAAAGAAAATTTACCTGATGAGTGGAGGTCCAATCCCTCCACTCATTACGGTATAAATAACATTATGGAATTATTCGGATACGAAATAAACAAAAAGGTTTCTTCTCAAGGAGAAGCAAAAGCTGAAAAAATTATTTCGCCTATACCAAAGGCGAATGATGAAGGAAGCACGACCGTCACTGTAGGTGGAGGTTACTATGGTCAGTTTGTAGATTTAGAAGGAACTGACGCAGTTTCAGATCATCAATTGATTATAAAATATAGAGAAGCTGCGATGCAAGCTGAATGTGATGCTGCAGTTTCGGATATTGTAGATGGTGCTTTGGCCTCTGGTGATACATCATCACCTATAGAATTAATCACAGAAGATTTAGATCAACCCAATAAAGTCAAAAAAGAAATTCATAAAGAATTCGATAAAGTTTTACAGCTTTTAAAGTTTAATCATAAAGCTGCGGACTATTTTAGAAACTGGTATGTTGATGGTAAAATATACTTTAACGTAATTATAGATGATAAAAACCCTCAAAGAGGTATTGTAGAATTACGACCAGTAGAACCTTTACATATAAGTAAAGTAAAAGAAATAGAAAAACTTAAAGATCCTAAAACTAACGTTGAATACGAAAAAGTAAAAGACGAATACTATCTGTATGCGCCACAAATGAGCGATGGCACAACTGCTACAGAATTAAATGGAATTAAATTTGCAACAGATGCTATCATTCAATGTACCTCAGGACTTTTAGATAGTTCTAAAAAACGAAGTCTTGGACATTTACACAAAGCGATTAAACTTGTAAACCAGTTACGCTATATGGAAGATTCATTGGTGGTGTATCGTGTTTCACGTGCCCCTGAACGTAGAATTTTCTATATTGATGTAGGTAATTTGCCAAAGGGCAAGGCCGAAGAATACGTACAACAGGTTGTATCGCGTTATCGTAACAAAATGGTGTATGACGCTACATCTGGTGAAGTTTCTGACGATCGTAGACATATGTCTATGTTAGAAGATTTTTACTTGCCACGAAGAGAAGGTGGACGAGGTACAGAAATTACCACATTAAGTGGAGGAGAAAACCTAGGCCAAATAGAAGACGTTGTGTTTTTTCAAAGGAAACTTTATAAAGCTTTAAACGTTCCGGTCTCCAGACTTGAACAAGAAAGTTCATTTACAATAGGCAGGGCTAGTGAAATATCCCGTGAAGAAGTTAAATTTCAGAAATTCATTGATAGATTACGTAAAAAATTCGCGTTTGTTATTATCGACGCACTGCGTATTCAACTAATACTTAAAGGTGTTATAACAGAAAGCGACTGGAATGACATAGAAGAAAAGATTAATATTGATTTTCTTGAAGATAGTTACTTTTCAGAACTTAAAGAATTTGAAATTTTAAGAGAACGTTTAGAAATGGCACAGCAAATGGAAGATCTTGTTGGAAAATATGTTTCAAACAAATATGTTAGACAAACAATTTTAAAACAATCTGACGAAGACATTGATCGTCTTGACACCGAAATTGAAGAAGAAGGCAGCGGTGAAGATGAAGACGATGACGACTTTTAAACCTTTGTCAAAAACCGAAAAAGTATAAATAGATATAATTATGAGTGAAAAAGCACAAAAGATATTAAACAATATTGTAACTAACAATAAAGTAGGAGCGGCCAAAACATTTGGCGATTCAATTCGTGAAAAATTAGATGATGCACTTGAAGTTCGTAAAGTCGGATTAACATCAAAAATTTTTAACACAACGAAAGAGAAATGAAGCTAATTACAGAACATTTAGAAAAGATTGAATACATCACTGAAGCTAAAGAAGGTGGAGGCAAAGATGTTTACATCGAAGGTGTATTCATGCAAGCGGAAAAGCAAAACCGCAATAATAGAATTTATCCTAAAGATATATTAGCTGAAGCTACTGCTAAATATGTTAAGGAACAGGTTATGACCGGTCGGGCAGTTGGTGAGTTGAATCACCCAGAAGGCCCACAGATTAACCTTGATAAAGTTTCACACAGAATTACCTCATTAAAATTTGAAGGTAATGATGTTGTTGGAAAGGCGCTGGTACTAGATACACCTATGGGTAAAATAGTGAAAGGGCTCGTCGAAGGCGGGTGCAAGTTAGGCGTCTCGAGTCGTGGTATGGGTACTGTTGAGCAAAAAGAAGGTAAAACATATGTTAAGAACGATTTTGTTCTTGCAACTGTTGACATCGTCCAAGATCCAAGCGCACCATCTGCTTTCGTTGAAGGCATCATGGAAGGTGTTGAATGGATATGGGAAAATGGAATTCTTAAACCTCAGCAAATTGAAGAATATGAGACTGAAATTAAGAAGGTTCCAGTGGGTCGCATTAGCGAAGCTCAGGAAAGAATCTTTAGTGATTTCCTCTCCAAACTCTAATTCATAATAAAGGAAACTTAATTATATGTCAAACGAAATCGAACAAATAATCGAAGATGTAGAAGAAAAGGATCTTATTGAATCAGAGGTTGAAGTTTCTGAGGAGACTGAAGTCACTGAACAACAAGAACAACCTTTGTCTAATGCAGTCTTAGACGTTCTTCTTGGCGAGGCTAAGAAGAAAAACGAAGCGGAAGAAGAAGACGAAAAGTCTGAAGAAGATGCAGAAGAAGTAGAAGAAGACGAAGACGAAGAATTGGATGAAGCTAAAGCAAAGTCTGAAGATGCTCATGAAGACGAAAAGTCTGATGAAGTAGAAGAAGACGAAGAAGAAGAAGTCGAAGAATCAACCAAAAAGGTTGAGGAAGACGAAGAAGAAGTTGAGGAAGAAGACGACGAAGAACTTGAAGAAGATGCTCATAAAGATGAGGATGAAAAAGTTGAAGAAGGCGAACATTCCGATGAAGACGAAGAAAAAACCGAAGATGCTCATGAAGATGAAGCAGAAGAGGAAGAAGAAAGCGTCGAACTTCCGGAAGTACAAACTAAGGCTGGTTATCTAGCTGCAAGTTTTGATACTATCAAAGGTATGAAAAAGACAGAACTGGTATCAGCTTATAAAGCTGTTAACATGTCTGAAGAAGAAGACGAAGTTGAAGTTCCTAAGACTAAAGCTGACATCATTAATGCAATGTATGGTCAACTTAAGGCAATGAAGAAAGACGACCTAGTAGCTTCTTATGATATGATTAAAGCATCGCACTGTACAACAGAAGAAACTGAAGCGGATCACTTCGCTTCAGATCTTAAAGTGCTTGCTGAAACAGATCAAGAACTTACCGAAGACTTCAAAGCAAAAGCCTCTATCCTATTTGAAGCTGCCGTTACTAATAAAGTTAATACAATCAAAGAAAACCTTGAAGCACAATACGCTGAAGATCTTGCCGAAGAAGTTACTTACGTCCGTGAGTCTCTTGTAGAAAAGATTGACGACTATCTTGCTTATGTGGTTGAATCTTGGATTGAAGAAAATCAGGAGTTTGTTGATAACAAACTACGTACAGAGATTACTGAAAACTTCATGAAAGCGCTACAAAGTACTTTCACTGAACACTACATTGAAGTTCCTGAATCTAAAGTTGATCTTGTAGATGAACTTTCAGAACAAGTTACTGAAGTGAAGGAATCTCTTGCTAATGCTGAAGCTGAAAAGTCAGAACTTGCAAGTCAAGTTGAAACTTTACAGCGTGAGAAAATCATCAGCGAAGCATCTTCTGATTTAGCATCTACACAAGCAGAAAAACTTTCTTCACTCGTTGAAGAGAGTGATTATGTTGATGCTGAAACTTTTGAAGCAAAGGTAGCAACAATCAAAGAAGGATTCTTTAAAGAGTCAACAGAAACTGAAGTGCTTAACGAGTCAGAAACATCTGATTCCGTAACAACAGAAGTAAAAACCATCGTAGAAGGTGAAGTAGATCCACAGGCCAAACTCCCTAAGGATATGGCTAAGTATGTATCTCATCTTTCACGTTTCAAATAACCCAAAATTAAACTACAACATTCTAACAACAAAGGAATATTTAAAATGTTAAACGCAGAAAATGAACTAAAAAAGTGGGCACCAGTACTTGAACATACTGATGCTCCAGCTATCCAAGATAGCTACAAGAAAGCTGTTACAGCAAAACTTCTCGAGAACACTGAACGTGCTATCAAAGAAGAAAGTGCTCATAGCAACTTTTCTCTATTGTCGGAGGACGCACAAAGCAGCACCGGTTCAATCACCGGTTCTGGTTCGTTCGATCCTATTCTTATCTCACTTGTACGCCGTGCAATGCCTAACCTTATCGCTTATGATGTAGCAGGTGTCCAGCCAATGTCTGGTCCTACTGGTCTTATCTTTGCGATGAAGGCTCGTTTTGGAGCTAAAGCAGGTGCAGCATCTAGCGCAGCAATCACTAACTCAAGCGATGAAGCATTCGCCAACGAAGCTGATACAGACTTCTCTGGTGCAGGAACGCACCAAGCTGAAGGCGCTGCTGACTTCTTGTTTGATTCCCCTCAAAACGATCCCGTAGTTCCTGGCACTACAGGTAATGGTCTTGCAACTGCAGATGGTGAAAGTGCTACTGGTGCAACAGGCTTTTCCGAAATGGGTTTCACTATTGACAAAACTACTGTCACAGCGAAAACTCGTCAGTTGAAAGCAGAATACTCAATGGAGCTTGCACAAGACCTTAAAGCAGTTCATGGTCTTGACGCTGAGTCTGAGTTGGCTAACATCCTAAGTGGTGAAATCCTTGCTGAAATCAATCGTGAAGTTATCCGTAACATCGTAGGAACTTCTAAAGTTGGTGCACAACAAACTGGACTAGCTAAAGCTGGCCGGTTTGACTTGGTAGCTGATGCAGACGGCCGTTGGGCAGTCGAGAAGTTCCAGTCTCTTATCTTCCAAATCGAACAGGAAGCTAATGCAATCGCTAAGTCTACACGTCGTGGAAAAGGTAACTTCGTTATCTGTTCATCGAATGTTGCTTCAGCACTTGCTGCAACTGGTGGTCTTACATTCAAGGGCGGAGAAGGTCTTAACGTAGACGATACAGGTAATACATTTGCTGGTACACTAACTGGTGGACTTAAAGTATATGTTGATCCTTACGCTGTAAAAGACTACGCTACTGTAGGCTATAAGGGAACCAATGCATATGATGCTGGTCTCTTCTATTGCCCATACGTACCACTCACAATGGTCCGTGCAGTTGGTGAAAATAGCTTCCAACCGAAGATTGCTTTCAAGACACGTTATGGTCTTGTAGCTAACCCAATTATCGCAGACAGTGGTTCTGGTGGTAATCCAGGTGGCATCGGTGGTGTTAATAGTAACACCTACTACCGCTCCTTCGGTGTTGAAAACATCAACATTAATGGATAATAAAGAATAGTTAAAAACTAATCTTCAATTTAAAGGGGAGTTCTTCGGAGCTCCTCTTTTTTTGCGTTATAAATAGATATATGAGCGGAACAAATCTTACAACAAACATTAACATGCTTTCACCTACTGGGTTTAAGTTAACCATTAATCGTGAAAAGTTTGCCAACACAGAATTCTTTATAACAACTTTTGGGATTCCAAGTTTAAGCGCTGGAGAGGTACAGACGAATTTTCAAAACAACATTGGTTTTACACCAGGTGAAGCGCTTACATTTGAAGCATTAAGTTTAAGATTTGTTATCGATGAAGACATGAATAACTATACTGAAATGTTTAATTGGATGAAAGCCAATACCGATACGGTCGAAAGACACGACATGATATTGTCAATTATGACAAACAAAAATCTTCTCAATAAACAATTTCAATTTAAAGACGCGTTTCCTACGTCTTTAAGCGGAGTTGAGTTTAGCTCTCAAGCAACTGACGTTGAATATTTACAAGCAGACGTTACTTTTAGATACAATGAATTTGCTATAATTAAATAACTATAAATAAATTTATATTATGATTAACTTGGAACAAATCCTAGAGATGTGGAAGAAGGATGCAGTCATCGATGATGTTTGTCTCGACGAAGAAACTTTAAAGTCTTCTAAATTACACGCCAAATACCTTGAACTTTTTTCAATGGCTAAGCTTATGCTTAAGAAAAAAGAAATGGAACAAGAATCCATGAAAAAAGATAAATGGCTTTATTATAACGGTAAGATGTCGCAACAAGATATGGATGACCGTAAATGGAAATACGATCCATTCGATGGTATGACTAAACCATTGAAAAGCGATATGGACATGTATTACTCAACTGATGAAGATATGGTGCGTATTCGAGCGCAGATCGATTATCAGAAAACAATTATTGATACTCTTGAAGAAATCATGGGTAACATACGTTGGAGACATACACACGTGAAAAATATTTTAGACTTTAAGAAGTTTACTTCTGGTATGTAATGATAACTGCTTATAAAAAAGACGAATCTAAAGTTCTTCTTAGGTGTGATGACTCTGGCGTATTAATGGAGTTAAGCGAGTATTTTACTTTTTACGCAGAAGGATACAAATTCATGCCAGCTTATAGGAATAAGTTATGGGATGGTAAGATACGCTTATTCGATTCGAGATCTCAAACTTTACCTTATGGTTTACTAAAACGTGTTGCTGAATTTTGTTATGAGCGTGGATACGAATTAAAGATAGATGACACACTCAAAAATCCAGTTGATGAAAAAGAAGATTTAGAAACG